CGCTTGACTTCGTGTGGTTTGACGAGGAGCCGCCCGAGGACATCTACTTCGAGGGCCTGACCCGAACGAACGCTCGCGGCGGCATCGTCACGCTGACATTCACGCCGCTGAAAGGGATGAGCACCGTGGTCCGAAGATTCCTGCAAGAGAAGCCAGCCGCGTCCGCCGTCACGACGATGACGATCCAGGACGCTTTGCACTACAGCCCGGAGCAGCGCGCGGCGATCATCGCCAGCTACCCGGCGCATGAGCGTGACGCCCGGACGCTGGGCGTGCCGACGCTCGGCTCGGGGCGCATCTTCCCGGTTGCCGACGAGGTTGTGATGGAGCCGCCGGTGTCCATCCCGAGGCACTGGCCGCGCATCGTTGGCATGGACTTTGGGTGGGACCACCCGACCGCTGCGGTGTGGATGGCGTGGGACCGGGACACAGACACGGTGCATCTCTACGATGCCTATCGGGTGCGCGAAGCCACCCCGCTGATTCACAGTGTCGCCATTCGGGCTCGTGGCGACTGGATACCGGTGGCATGGCCGCATGACGGGCTACAGCACGACAAGGGCAGCGGGGAAGCCCTGGCGGCGCAGTATCGCAAGCACGGGGTCGCCATGCTCAAGGACAAGGCGACGCACGCGCCAGCCAAGGGTGAGAAGGAGGGTACTGGCGGGAACGGCGTCGAGGCGGGCCTGATGATGATGCTGGACCGGATGCAGACCGGACGGCTCAAGGTCGCCAAACACCTGCATGACTGGTTCGAGGAATTCCGGCTGTACCACCGCGAAGACGGCAAGGCGGTGAAGCTGGAAGAGGACTTGATGAGCGCCACCCGCTACGGTCTGATGATGCTGCGCCATGCAAAAGTCGGCGGCTCGCCATCACGATCGGTGAAAACGGCACCTTACCAACCATCTAACCCCATGACCGGCCCCCTCGGATAGGTAAAGTCAAGGCGAGCCAATACACAGCGAGGCGCCGCCATGGCCGCAGAAGTCGAAGTCATCGTCCACGACAGCAAAAGCGGGGTGAAGTGGTACTCCGGCGAGCACTCCGGCGAGTATGAGCAGGTGGCCGCATCGCAGACAAACCAAGTGCTCGGCGGAACCGGCGCGGCCGGCGACTACATCGCCAAGCTGGTCCTGATCGTGACAGCCGCCGCGACAGCCGCGGTGTCGATCAAGGACGGCAGCGGTTCGGCGTTCCAGGTGTTCCCGAACAGTCCCGGCGGCGGTGTCGGCACCTACACCATACCGATCGGCATCCGGTCGGGCTCGGGGGCGTGGGCGGTTACCACTGGCGCAGGCGTTGCCGTGGTGGCCGTTGGCCGGTTCTCGGGTTGATGCCCGCCTGTGGTTGACGTAACCACGTTCTCACCGGGCGTTCAGCAGGCGCTGGGTGCCCAGGACGTTGACCGCGAATCGGCGATGCAGGCCTTCGGGCGGGCCATCGCAACCCTGCGGGATGAGGCCGTTCGCGCACGGCAAACATCGGGGATCGAAACCCTGTGGATGAAGTACGAGGAAGCCTACCTCGGCATTGACGACAGCAACCGCTCGCAGTTCGGCGGGGCCCGCTGGGCCAAGCCGAACACGATGGCCGCGCCGGTCACGTCGGACTCAGGCGGCAAGGGCGACCCGACGCGCAGCACGGCCTACGTCCGGCTCACGTCGCGCTACGTCGATGCCGGCGCCGCGAAGATCGGGGAAATCACCGATCCGGTTGACGACAAGCCGTTCAAGCTCGATCCGACGCCCGTTCCCGACCTGATCGAGGGCAAGGAGGACAAGCGCCAAGTCATGCGCGACGGCCAGCCGATCATGCGCAAGCCGGGCCCGGATGACATGCCGGAGCCGGACATGATGGGCGGGCCTTCGCCAGAGCCGCCGGAGTCCGTGCCCCTGACCGTGGCTGACCTGGCCCGGTTCGAGAGCGAGAAGGCAGAAAAGGCTGCCGACAAGGCCGCCACCAGAATCTACGATTGGCTGGTGGAGTGCAAGCACTCGGTCCAGATGGAAAAGGTCCGCGAGGACATGGCTCGCATCGGGACCGGCGTGCTCAAGGGGCCGGTGCCGGAGACCGTCAAGGCCAAGGCCGTTGTGCTCGACGAGGCAACCGGAACCGTCTCGCTCAAGATGGTCAAGAAGACCGTCCCCGTGACGCGATGGGTTGACCCGTGGAATCTCTTCCCGTTTGAGGACTGCGGCGAGAACATCCACGACGGCGGAGGTGTGTTCGAGCGCGATTTCCTGTCGCCAGCATCGCTTCGCAGGCTCAAAGGCCAGCCGAACTACGTCTCGCACCTGATTGACCGGGTGCTCGAAGAAGGCCCCGACAAGGCGCTTGTGGAAAGCGCGAACCCCGGCCAGCGGAACAAAGACATTGCGCGCAAGAGGTTCACGGTCTGGTATTTCTACGGCGAAGTGAGCCGCAGCGATGTGGCGTCGTTCAACCCGGAACTGCACGGTCAACTGGCTGCTCGCGAGAATGACGACGAGAAAGAGCCGGTCTTTGCCATCGTGACGATGGTGAACGATACCGTCATCAAGCTGGTGCAGAACCCGTTGGAGACAGGATCGTTCCCGTACCACGTCGGGCGCTGGCGTCGCCGTTCGGGCTCATGGACCGGTGTCGGCGTGGCCGAGCAACTGGACGTGCCGCAGGCCATCGTGAACGGGTCAACGCGTGCGATGTTGAACAACGGCGGGCAGTCGGCCGGAGTGGTTACGGTGGTCAACCGCAAGATGCTGGAGCCCATGGACTCCGGCGGGTGGACGATGACCCCGGGCAAGATGTTCGGAACCGTCGAAGGCGACGACGGCATAACGGACGACGTGCGCAAGGCGTTCGCTTTCTTCACCGTGCCGAACGTCACCGGCCCGATCATGTCGATCGCCGAGTACGGGTTCAAGCTCGCCGAGGAATCGACAAACATCCCCCTCATCAGCCAAGGCCAGAGCGGCAAGACCACGCCAGACACGTTTGGCGGGCAGCAGCTCCAGGACAACAACGCTAACCAGTTACTTCGGGCTGTCGGCAAGGGGATCGCCAACGACATCACAAACCCGCTCGTGGACATGATGTACGAATGGCTGCTGCTGGACCCGGAGGTTCCCAAGGAAGAGAAGGGGGATTTCCAGGTCAACACCAACGCCGCCGCGGCGATGATCGAGCGCGCGATTCAGGACATCACGATCATGCAAATGGGCGCGATGGTGGTGAACCCGGTTTTCAAGAAGTCCCCGCAGCGGTGGTTCGATGCCATGTGCCGAACCAAGCGCATCGACCCGCGCGAGTTCGACCTGACCGAGGAAGAGAAGCGCGAGATGGCTCAGGGCCAGCAGCCGCCCCCGCCGATTGCCGTGGCCCAAATCAACGCCGCGTCACGCGAGAAGGTGGCGCAGAGCCACGATCAGGCGACGGTGGCGAAGATGAAGGCGGACACGGATCGTGACCAGGTGTACGTGGCTGCCGAGACGGAGCGCACGCGCGCCGAGTCCGAGGGGCGCATGGCCGAACTGACGATCAAGCGCGAGCTGGCGTTACTCGACTACGCCAACAAGCGCAACATCACGCTGGACAAGGTGAAGGCCGACCTGGCGCAGACTGCGATGGAGTTGAATCTCCAGCGCGAACTGTCCGGCAAGGACGGCAAGGGTCCGCAGGTAGCCGATCCTGCGATCGAGCCGGCCGGCCGCGCGCCCGAGGGGGAGGCGTTTCAGCGATGACCGACGAAGACTTCGCCGCCGCCCAGAACATCAAGTCCCAAATCGCCGCGATCGACGAAGAGCGGCTGATCTGGGCCAACCTTGCGCGGGCGGACGGCAACAAGCCGCTGCGCCTGTCGATCGTCATCGACGGCCGGACGATGGTCTACACCCCAAAGCGGGTTGTGGACGCGCTCAAAGCACAAGCCGTCCCCGGGCTCGACGCCGACATCGCCGCGCTTGAACAGGATTTCGCGGCGCTGTGAAGCCCCTGATCCTGACGGCGCGCGAGCGGGCGGAACCGCTGCTGACGACGCTGATCGAGCACTGGAAGGCCGAGCTTGACGAATTGCGCCGGAAAAACGACAACGCAGAACTGTCTGAAATTCATACAGCCAAGATTCGCGGCCGTGTTCACCAGTTGAAAATTGCCATTGCTCTCGGCGATGAGCCGAAATTCGGCCCGGACGGTGCTGATTCAGGCACCTGAAGCCACACCGACCAGAAAATCCACTGTCCGAAATAACTACACTCCCGCCAAGCGCGGGGTGTTTGCTTTCTGGACACCCGCAACGAACCTGCCGCCATCCCGCAAGGGCCGACGGCAAGCGGTGCCCCGATACGACAACGCAACGGGGTGGTCGGCAGCCTTCACCGGCAGCCTATCGAGTGGAGAGCGCGGATAAATGGACTTGGAAGCACAAGAGCAAGCGAGCGAGAACGACACGGGCAGCGACGCCGCCTTTCTGGCGGGGTTGAACGGAACCGAAAGCGAGCAGACGGGAACGCCGGCCGCCAGTGGTGACGAAGCCGCCAGCCAACAAGCGACCGAGGAACAGGCGGCGACGCCAGAACCGAAGTACGTCCAGATCACCGAAGAGCAGTGGAACGACCTGACGCAGCGAGCGGCCAAGATCGACGAGATCGAAGGCCGGACAAAGCAAGGGCTCGACAAGGCATTCGGCTCGATTGGCGGGGTCACGCAGCAGCTCAATGAGCTTCGCAACGGCGGAAGTGGGATCGACCTGTCGGCGGACGGGTTCAAGAACCTTCGGGAACTTGGATTCGAGGACGTGGCAGAGGCGATTTCCAAGGATTTGAATGCGGCGCTTGGCAAGCGCGGGTCGGCGGCACCAGCCGCGGCCCCGGCAGCAAGCCAGCCAGCAGTGCCAGACATGAGCGAGTTTGAGGCTCGGGTCGCAGCGCAGATCGCGGAAGCGCGAGAGCAAGCGGTCAGGGAAACGAACACTGAAATGCTGACGGCAGCACACCCCGATTGGCTCGCGGTGCGCGAGACGCCAGAGTTTCAGGCGATGGTCAAGGCAAAGCCGGCAGCGTGGCAGGAGGAATTCTGGAACACAACCAAGGCCAGCGTCGTCATCAACGCGTTCAACGAGTTCAAGCAATCCCGCCGGGCAGCCCCGGCCCCACGACAAAACCGCTTCGCAGCGGCAGAAACACCCAGAGGCGCCGGCGGGCATCCACCGGCGCCATCGTCAAAAGACCCGTTCCTGCAAGGCCTTGAAGAAGGCTAAGCAGACGCAAGGAGCCTGAAATGGTCATGCAATCCTACGCAACCCAAACCGGCCGGCTGGAGAAGTACGCCGGCAAGATTCTGAAGCACGCGATGGTTCAGGAGTGCCTGACCCGCGGCGGCCGACAGGTCGAACTGCCGAAGAATTCGAGCAAGACGTACATCGCCCGTCGGTTCATTCCCTACGGCGGCACGTCCTTGCAGCCGAACCGCTTTTTCCAGGACGGCACCGGCGACCGCGCTGCGGCCATCGTGGCGGCGCACCTGACGACCGAAGGCGTCACCGGCACGCCGGACAGCATCACGGCGCAGGACGTGACCGTGGTCATGCAGGAGTACTCGTGCCTGTACGGCTTCACGAACCAGACCTACGACCTGCACGAAGACGACATCCCGAGCGCCGCCGCCGAACAGGTCGGCCAGCGCATGACATTGGTTAACGAGATGATCAACTTCGGCACGGTGAAGGCCGGCACGAACCAGTTCTACGGCGGAACCGGCACCAGCCGCTCCACCGTGAACGGTGGCATCACGCTGGGCCTGCTGCGCAAGATGCAGAAGTCGCTCCAGTTGAACCACGGCATGATGGTGACGAAAGTCCTGTCGGCCTCGGGCCTCTACAACTCGTCCGCCGTCGAGCAGGGCTACATCTGCTACGTGTCGGTCGAACTGGAGCCGGACATCCGCGACCTGACGAACTTCACCCCTGCGGTGAAATACGCCAGCGGAACCCCGATGGCGAACGAACTCGGTACGTGCGAGCGCACCCGGTTCATCACGACCCCGGAGTTCCCGGCCATTCAGGACGCGGGCGCAGCGATTGGCGCGACCGGGCTGTACTCGACCACCGGCACCAACATCGACGTTCATCAGTTCATTCTGGTGGCCGCCGATTCGTGGAGCCAAGTGGCGGTGCGCGGCAAGGGCTCGGTCGATCCGACTTTCCTGCCCCCGGGCCAGAAGACCAAGAGCGACCCGCACGGCCAGCGTGGCTACAACGGCGCCATTTGGTACAAGGCGGCGATGGTCGAGAACGACGGATGGCTGGCCGTCGGAAACGTCGGCGTGGACATCCTGACCTGAGCATGATGGCCCGGTGAAAGCCGGGCCGCCCCAACAACTCGAAGGGAAAACATCATGCAAGACAACGTGAAGATGATCTGCACCAGCATGCCGCAGGGTGCGCCTCGCAGGGAGCTGGAGATCATGCTGTCGGCAATCGCCGATCGCATGTCGTCGCAGGCAACGTCCGGCGCTGGGCTCGAAATCGCGGGCACGACCACGCTCGCGCAGATCGGCTCGGCGACAACCTTCCACGGTGTGGCTGGCGGGGTTCCCGTCACGATCGCCGCTGGGACGGACATGCCGGCGCTGGTCGGGTCCATCACCGCCAACTCGTTCAATGTCTTCTGCTTCTTCATCGACTCGGCCAGCACTGTGACCGTGGCGATGGGGACTGAAGGCACGACGCGGGCGAGGGTGGTCTTCCCGCCGTTCCCGCCGAAGAAGGCACTCGTGGGCTATCTCGTCATCACCCACAGTTCCACGTTCGTTGGCGGCACGACGGTTTTGAGCACCGCAACCACGCAGTACGTCAGCCCCGTCGGCGCTTTCGACCCAACGATCTTGATCGGCTGATCGCCGACACCACCAGAAGGAAACCATCATGACCGCTTTTGTCGTCAACATCCTGGGCCAAACCGCGGCGGGCAACACCGCCCCGGCCGACAGCCCGAAGGCAGCTTTCGGCAAGGTGACGCTCGACGCCACCGCGCTGACCGCAACCGAGTACCTGGCCCTCACGGTCGGGTTCACCCCGAAGTACGTGCGTTTCGAGAACGCCACCGATCGCATCATGGTCGAGTGGTTCGAGGGCATGGCCGAGGACACCTGCATCAAGACAGCCGCCGCCGGCACGCGCACGCTGGAAACGACCAACAAGGGCATCAGCATCGTTGACCGCCCGACGAGCGCAACCGGCGTGACGGCAACGACCGGCCGCACGGTGCTCATCTCGCAGAACGCGACGCTTGCCGTTGTCGCCGCCAGCAAGGTCTGCTACTGGACCGCGCGGGGCTGACCCGCCGAGAGCCGCCCGGCCGCAATGCCGGGCGGCGTTTTGTTGCCCAAGGAGAAAACCAGATGCCCCGTCAAGCCAACCCCGCCGTCGATGGTGGAACCGCTGTTGCCGAAGCCACGAAGCCCGTCGATGCCATCAAGCGCCCAGTCGGACGCCCGCGCAAGGAGGCGCACACCGGCGACATGAAACTGCGTGATCTGCCGGTCATCGGCGGGAGCGTGCTGGTTCATGAGGGTGAGCCGATCGTGCTGGCGGAGTCATCGGACGCGACCAAGGACTACCTGAAGGAACTGTCCTTCATGGAAGACGTCATGACCATCCGGCTCGAAAAGACCGGTGAGAAGAACGCTCCGAAGTGGCATCAGTTCTCGGTCAACGGCGTCACCGAGTGGGTTCAGCCCGGGATGCCGTGGAAACTCAAGCGCAAGTACGTCGAGGTCATCGCCCGCGCGGTGCCGTGGGACATCCAGACCGAGACCGGCAGCCCGCAGGACGAGCACCCGAAGAACAACCTGGTGCGCAACCCGCGCTCGCGCTTTCCCTTCAGCGTGATTCACGACCCGTCCCCACGCGGGGCCGAGTGGCTGACGAAAATCCTGATGGGTTCTTGACCCTGGCGTCGCGGTGGACAACCTCGCCCTCGTCAACCGCGCCCGCAACGAATGCGGGGTCAGCGGCAGCGATCTTGTGACGCTGCAAACCGGCCTTTCCATGGAGGGCCAGCGGTTCGTGCAATGGGTCAACCAGGCATGGATCGACATTCAGGCAAGCCGCCCGGATTGGCAGTGGATGCGCAAGGCCGCGACGTTTCAGACTGTTGCAGCACAGGCGGCCTACACCATTGCCGAGATGGGCGTGAGTGACCTTGGAGACTGGAAGCGGAACACGTTTCGCTCCTACCTTACGTCAACCGGTGTGGGAGCCGAGCAGTTCATGAACGATTGGGAGTACTCGGCTTTCCGCGACACGTACCAATTCAGTTCGCTCAGATCGTCCACGGGCTACCCGCTTGACATGACGATCCAGCCCGACAAGACCATGGCGCTGTGGCCGACGCCGAATGCGGCTTACACGATCAACGGCGAGTACTACCGCGCGCCGACCGAGTTGTCTGCGGACGACGACGACCCTTCATCGGCAGGCAATGGCCTCCCGGATCGGTTCCACATGCTGATCGTTGGCTACGCGATGGAGAGTTACGCCGCCTACGAGTCGGCCCCCGAGGTCGATGAGCGGGCCAAGACGATCATTCGCCGGCACCTGACGCGGCTCATCAACTGGGGGCTGCCGCCGATGTTCGGGGCGCCTGCGCTGGCGTGAGGGCCGTTCGGGTTGACTACGATGTCTACCGCCTGCTGGGTGGGCTAGACCAGACGACTCCCACGACAAGCCTGCCGCCCGGGGTTGCCCGCGGCGCACTGAATTTCGAGGTCGCCATCACTGGCGGGTACGCCCGCATCGCCGGCTATGAGCGCACCGACGGCCGGGTGGGTGCGCCGAGCGAGGCCACATTCTCCGCCTTCACCCTCGACAACGCGTCGGCGATAGCTGTCGGCGACGCGTTGGACAACGGCAGCGGCGAGACCGGCACCGCAATCGCCGTGGTCGGCAACACCGTGTTCTACACCCAGCAAGTCGGGGCTTTCGCGGTGTCCGACACACTCACGACCGGACAAGTCATCACGGCACTCGGCTCGGGGCTGCTCACGTCGCAACAGCGGGCGGCCTACACGCTGGCGGCGGCCAATGTCTACCGGGCGCTGATCGGCCCGGTGCCGGGGTCCGGGGACATCCGCGGGGTCGCCTACATGAGCGGGGTGCTGTACGCGTGGAGAGACAACGCTGGCGCTACCCTGCTTGAGATGTACAAGGCAACCACCTCGGGATGGACGAAGATCATTTTCGGTTACGAAGTGTCGTTCACCACCGGATCTGTATCCCCGGTCATTGGCGTTGCCATCGTTCAAGGGGTGGTTTCCGCTGTGACGCGGGCCATCTCGCTTGAAAGCGGATCGTGGGGCGCCGGCACTGCGGCGGGGAGGTTCATTGTGGACGCCCCATCAGGCGGGGCCTTCATTGCCGGCGCACTGACAGGCGGCGGGACTGCTGTATTGAACGCCGGCCTGTCGGGTGGGCTGGTGCAGGCCGTCATCGCATTCCTTCCCGGGGGCCGGGTGCAAACCGACACCGCCAACTTCGGCGCTGGCACCACACGCAAGCTCTACGGGTGCGACAACGAGAATCGTGGATTCGAGTTCGACGGGACAACGATGGTGCCGATCAAGACCGGCATGACCGTTGACCGGCCAACAAACGTCAAGGTTCACAAGAACCACCTGTTTTTCAGCTTCGGCGCCTCGTTGCAGAGCAGCGCCATCTCCACACCCTACGCATGGACCCCGCTGCTTGGTGCGGGGGAGTACCTGGCGAACGATGACATCAAGGCGATTGCCTCTCTGCCCGGGAACGAAACCGTAGGGGCGCTTGGCGTCTACACGCCGAATTCGACCTTCATCCTTTACGGCACGTCGTTCGGCTCAGGGGGGAATGCGCAACTGGTCGAGTTCAACGGCGGCTCGGGGTGCGAGTCCTACACCGCCCAGGTGCTTGACCAGACCTACGCCTTGGACGCGACCGGCATCGCCAACATGGCGGTGACGCAGCGGTTCGGGAACTTTCTGTCCAACTCGATAACGGCGAACATCCTGCCGTTCATCCGGACGCACCGCGGCACAGCCACGGCTTCGGGGGTCAACCGCGAGCGCTCGCAGTACCGGGTGTTCTACGCAAACGGCGACGCCCTGTACCTCACCATGTCAAACGGCAAGCCGCTCGGCGTCATGCCCGTGACTTTCCCGAACCCAGTGACGTGCTGGTGCGAGGGGCCGAACGACGAGAACGTAGAAATCGGGTTTTTCGGCAGCACGGAGGACGCCCTCGGGGACGCCTACGTGTACCAGATGGACATTGGCCCGAATTTCGACGGGGCAACGATGCCATTCATGCTGCAACTGAACTTCAACAGCATCAGGAGCCCGCGCGTATTGAAGCGCTACCGCAAGGCGGCGCTGGAAATCAAGAGTTCCAACCAGGCCGATTTCAGCGTCGGCTACCAGGTCGGGTACGGGGATTCGACTGCCAAGCAGCAGCCGCCGTTGACTACCGCACAGGTGCCTTTTGCGGGGGCCATCCCCTATGACGCTGGCTACACTTACGACAGCGGGCAGTTCTACGATGGCCGCTCGCTCGGGCCGGTTGAAGTGGAGCTACAGGGGTCGGCGGAAAACATCTCGTTTCAAGTGGTGGGGACGACGGCGATTTACAGCCCGTTCACCATCAACACGGTCACGATTCACTACACGCCACGGCGCGGACTCAGATGAGCAACGAGTATTTCAATGCCACCGGGACGCCATCGACCGATTCGGAAATCCTGTCGGCAAACCTGCGCGGGGAGTATTCCTCGGTGGAGGCGGGATTCGACAAGATGCCCGCCCTGGCGGCGAACGCGCTGAAGGGCGTTCGCGTGAACGCAGCCTCCGCCGCGTTGGAGGCGTTTGAGTCCGGCGGAACCTACACGCCGACCGTTACTGCCGTGCTGAACTGCGGCACGGCGGTTGCCGGGAAGGGCTTTTGGACAAGGGCCGGTAACATTGTCACCTTCGCCGGACTCGCCGGAGTGACTGCGGCCGGGGCCGGCGCGGTCACGTTCGAGATCAGCCTGCCGGTGTCGTCAAACCTTGCGGCCGATGATCTTTCTGGCTCGCTCAACCCCGTTGCCGGCGCCGCCACCATGACCCTCGCGTTTGTCTCGCTGAACGCCGCGACTGATCGGATGTTGGTTTCGTACACCAGCTCTGGCGCGGCCGTGCAGTCGGTCAAGTTTGTGTCCATGTACGAAGTCATCTAAAAAGGGCGTACCGTGGCAACAGTCCCCACGCCAACCGTTGCGAAATGGGTCAGCAAGTACCCCGGCATCGTCGGTGCGCCGAAGGTCGATCCGCTGCCGCAAAGCGCAACCGGCATCGTCGCGGGCATGGACCCGGACGCGTTCAACACCACCGCCCAAGGCTACACCGCGACCACCGCGACCGGCAAGGGCTACGACCCGAACACCGCGACCGGCACGCACTGGAAGGTTGATCCGAACCAGACGGTACAAGGCCAGGTTGACCAGATCACGGGCAAGGATGGGGTGTTGATGCAGCGCGCCGCGACACGCGCCAAGCAAGAGGCGAACGCCAGGGGCCTGATGAATACCAGCATGGCCATCGGCGCGGGGCAAACTGCCGTGATCGACGCGGCCATGCCGATTGCCCAGCAGGATGCGAGCACCTACGGCAGTGCGGCCCGGTACAACGCCGACACCGACAACGCCATGAGCACGTTCAACGCGGGCGTGAAGAACGACGCCGCCCGGTACGGGGCGGATACGTGGAACGCGATGGAGACGTTCAACGCGGGCTCAAAGAACACCGCCGCGCAGTGGTCTGCCGGGGCAAAGAACGACGCCGCCGAAGCCTCGGCAGGCCGGGCGCTGTCGGCCAGCACGCAGAACCTGCAAGCGGCAGTACAGCAGTCGCAGCAGCGCTACGACGGCGCGCTCAAGACCGCGATGCAGAACGCCGACGCGGCAACCCGCGTGCAACTGCAACAGATGGGCGACGACACCCGCGGCCTGTTGACCCAGATGGAATCGCAGTACCGGCAGGGCTTGCAGACCAGCCAGTCAATGGCGAACACGTACCAAGGCTTGATCGACAACATCAGCCGCGTGATGCTCGCGCCTGACTTGGACGGCCCGGCGAAGCAGTCCGCGATCAACACTTTGACGCAGACCTACAACGCCGCACTGAAACAGCAGCAGATCATCTCGGGGCTGGACCTCGGGAGCCTGCTGTCGTTCGGCGGCGCCGCGCCAACACCAGCGCCAACACCAGCGCCCGCCCCCGCTCCTGCCCCCGGCCCTGCTCCGTGGCCCGGCGGCGACTACAGGGAAACGCCATGACCGACCACGACCGATTCTCTGCGTGGATCGGGTGGCCGCAGTCGGCCGCCGAGATGCTACGTGGCTGGGCGATGCACCCGCTGGTCATCGCCGGCCAAGTGGCGGGCGTGGCCGCGATGCAGGGAACCGAGATTCACTTCGCCCTCGCGCCCGAGTGGCGCGGCCGGGCCATCACGCGTCGCACGACACGGGCTTTCCTTGCCCCGCTGCTGGCGATCCGCGGCTACCTCACAACCCGGGCATTCGACCCGACCGAAAGTCAGCGCGCCTTCCTTCGCAGAATCGGCTTCGTGCTGACCTGGATTGATGGGCTGATCGAGCACTTCGCCATGTGGCGGCTACCGTTTTCAAGGGGAACCTGATGCCTATGGCAATCCCGCTGGCGATGGCGGCCGGCAGCATCTTCGCGGGCGTGAGCGCGGGCGGCCTGATCGGCGGAGCAATGATCGCAGGCGGCGCCATGTCCGCCATCGGCGCCGTCACCAAGAATCCCAAGCTCACGAAGATCGGCGGGCTGGTGAGCCTTGCCGGTGGCGTGGCTGGCCTTGCATCTGGCGCGTGGGCTTCAGCAGCATCGGGCCTGGCCGAACAAGCGGCCTTGACTGGCATGGAAGCGGGCGGTGAGCTTGGCGGCATCGGTGGAGGCATGGCGGCGGCCGAACCTGCCGCCACCGGTATCGCTGCCCAAGCCGCTCCGGTGGCCGCTGCGCCGCAGGCCCCGACCGGTATCGCCGCGCAGAACCTCGCCGCGCCGACGGCAAGCATTCAGCCGCCGATCGCGCAATCCGCCGATGTGGTGGACATCGGTTCTGCCGCTCTACAGCAGCCGGCGGGGCCGAACATGGCGCAAGAAGCATTCCGGTCAAGCGAGTTGAGCGCGGCTCTGAAGGGCGGCGGCGATGTGTCGTCGTGGAAGTCAGGCGCGGCCGACGTGACGAACTGGATGAAAAACAACAAGGAACTGGTCAACACCGGGGCTGGGATCGTCAGCGGCGCGATGAAGCAAGCCAGCGATGAAGACCTGTTGCGCGAGCGGTGGAAGGCCGAGGATGCCGCCATCGCGCGACGCCGCGCCGAGATGAGCAAGTCTGTTGTCGGGCTCAAAGGCCCGGTCTATCAACCGCCGAAGGGCTGACCATCATGGCCGGAATCGTTGGCGAACCGCCGAAACAAGTCTCCAGCTCAGCCCCCGCGCCGGGGGGCGACGATCCCATGTCGCACGACGCGATCATGGCCGCAATGCACCTGAGCGACGAACAGCGCGACCCGTTGATGCGGATCGTCGCCGCGGGGAAAAAGATTTTGTACTCCAAGCAGACTCATCCGATGATGGTCGAGGCCATGCAGGGCGAAGGCCCGACCGAGAAGAAGTTGGCCGACGGCATCATTGGGCTGATCGGCCTGCTGTGGGGAGAGTCCAAGGGCTCGCTTCCCCCGCAACTCATCATCCCGGCCGCGATGGTGCTGATGGCCGACGCCGCCGACTTCATGCGCCAAGCTGGCGAGGAGGTCACGCCGGAGCAATTCGGCATGGCAAATGAACTGCTGATCGACGGGTTGCTGAAGCAGGGCGGGGTTGACCCGGAGAAGCTGGCAGGCGTTGCCGGTGGTCAGGCGGGTGGCCCGTCGATGAGCGCAGCGCCGGCCGAAGGAGCGATGGCATGAGCTTCGCAGGAATCGCGGCGGCAGGGCTTGGCGGCGGGGCAAACGCCGTCGGCAGTATCACGGCAGGCTACATCGACCAGGACCGCAGGCTCGAATCGGCCCAGGTACTCGCCGACATCGACACCCAGCGCCAGATGCGCCTGACCGAGTACAACGCCAAGGTCGGCCGGCAGTCGGCGCAGGACGTGCGCGCCGACGCGCTTGCCTTCGATACCGCGAACGTCGATGCCCGCAACGACATCGCCAAGAAGACCGGCATCGCCGCCGGAGCTACCGCCCGTGCCGTCAAGATAGCCGACCTGTCCGACCCGACGTTGCCCGCGCTTGAGCGCAAGAAGGCGGATGAAGATGCCGCCGCCGCAACTACCCGCGACGCGACCAAGACAAAATCCCTGGCTGGCGACAAGGAGTACATGGCCGCCGTCGGCGCAATCAAGTTGGCCGACCCGCAGGTTGCCGCTCAGATCGCGGCCTCCCGTGCAAGCGCCGCGAGTTCCTACGCCAGCGCCGCCGAATCCGGCGAACGCGCGAAGGGCGTGAAGTTGGCGAACGCTGACAAGGTGAAGCTGGACGGGCTGTACGACGAGGCCACCCGCATCCTGTCCGACGCCACGCTCGATGACACCAAGCGCGCCGCCGAACTGGCGAAGGTCGAGCGCCAGATCGTGATGATGAAGTCCAAGACCGGGCAGGCCGCAGCGCGCGATCCGGAACTGGATACGCAGACCGTGACCGAGGAAAAGATGAACCCGGACGGCACCATCACGAAGGTGGTCCGCAAGGAGGTTCGCCGGCCGGGCGCCACCGCCGCGCCACCGGCAACACCCGGCGCGCCACCGGTCGGCGCGGAGGTTGACGGCTTCCGCTTCAAGGGCGGCAACCCGCGCGACAAGGCAAGTTGGGAGCCCGTCGGCGCGACCAAGCCGAAGGGAATCGCTGCCGCGCCGACCCCGGAGCCAACGCCCTACGTCCCGCCTGCCGATTCACCAGTCGGCAAGGCGCGGGCCAGGAACGACGCCATCGCGGCCGAGCGCCAAGCCGCCGCCGCCGCGCAGAATCAGGCGGCCCTCGAAGCCGCCGCCGCGCTTCCGCCGGGCGACCGCCGCGCAGCCGCCAAGTTTCAGGCAGGCCCGATGTTCTCGCTGCTGCCGATCGACCAGCAGCGCGCCATCTCCGCGCTTGTGAACGGCCGCTGACATGCAGCCCTGGGAACGGGATTGGTCGCAAAGCGGCAGCGGCGCCAGCCGCGCCCCGTGGGAGCGCGAATGGGCTCCGGCGCCCGAGCCGGCCAAGCGCGGCATCGCGGCCGTCGCCAATGACACCGTGATTGAGGCTGCCAACGCCGCCGCTGGTGCCGTGAGTGCGGGCGCGAACTTCTTCAGCCCCGGAAACCGCGTCTCGCAGTACATCGACGAGAACATCATCAAGGCCGGGGAGGAAGCGCAGAGCGACGTTGCCAAGGCGTCGCGTCGGCAGTTTCAGGAAGAAGTCGCCAACGCCGACGGCTTCATTGGCGAGCTTGGCGCCGTTGGCCGCAAGATCGCCCGCGATCCGCTTCTGACTGCGGCGCAGGCGGCTGGGTCGTTCGCGGTTCCGGGTTTCGCCGTCAAGGGGGCTGGAATGCTCGCTCGCGGCGCGGGGGCGACCGGGGCGGGCATCGCGCGGGCGGGGCTGGCTGGTGGCGCAGCCGCCGGTGCGGCGTTGGCTGGCGGCGACGCTGCCGGCCAAGCCTACCAACTGGCTATCGAGGCCGGGGCGACCGAGGAACAAGCAACAGCCGCCGCCCGGCAGGCGTCCGCCGTCCCGGCCGTTGTCGGCGGTGCCGGTGGCCTCGTTGGCGCCGAGCGACTGCTTGCCGGCGCGGGCGGGATGAAGGGCGGGATCGTCGCCAGAGCGCTCAAGACGGCGGGCGTCGAGGGCCTGCAAGAAGGCTTCGAGGAAGGCGTCACGCAGTACGAAGGCCAGCGCGCCGCGATGCCGTATGACGCCAGCATCGACCCTTGGAAGGGGGTTGGCGCAGCGGCGGGCATGGGTGCCGCAATGGGCGGCGGTATCGGCGCGGCCACGGGCGCGCTGACGAAGCCGCGCGAGCCCGACCCTGTGACAAAGGGAATCAACGAGATTGCCGCCGCTCCGACCGTGGACGACGCGATCAACGCGTTCGCCGACAGTGTGAGCGGCAAACCGGCCGCGCCGACTTTTGGCGACCGCATCGCTTCGGTCAAGGCCGACGCCTCGCGCGAGACGATGGCCGCCCTGCGCGAAAAGTACGGACCGGATTCGGCCACGGAATTCCTCAACAGCCTTGCCCAGGCGCAGAACCCGCGCGTTCCGACAGAGGTTCGTGAGAAGCACCTGCAAGCCGTCGAGACGATGCTGTTCGAGCTGCGCGCCACGCGCGAGCCGGAGGCACCCGCCCCGTTGGCGCTGACCGGGCCTGACGCGCAGCCCGCAATTGGCTACGATGGTGCGCCGCCGCAATTGGGCATGGGCAGCACGCCGACCGGGACGATGCGCGTCGGGCCGGATGGGCAAGCCTTCCCCGAGACCGCCGCCGACGTGACCGCTGGCCGACAAGATCGCATGGCCCGAGACGGATTGACCGCGCAGGCCCCGCAAGGCGGCGAGCCCGGAGCCGGCGTGATGGTCGGCGACGGCACGCTCACGCCGGGCGTGGCACGCAAGGAGCCGGTCCCGCAGACCGCGATGGCCCAAGCGCTGCTGCCGTTGCGGGATCGACTTGAGGCCATGCGCAAGAAGGAGCCAGATGCGCCAACACCGCGACCGACAGCCGGGCCAGTGGCTACCGAAGTGGCTACGCCGACCCGTGCAGCAGGGGCATCTGAGCCAGCAGGAGGCGGCGCAGTTCTACCGCGCGTGGAGCAAGGCCAAGCCGGGCGAGTCGCTGGACCTGCCGCCGCGCCTGTGGCCGGCAGCGGAGAAACTGTACTTGTTGGAGCAGGAGCCTCCGACGCAGAGCAGGCACTGACCGGCGCGGGCATCACGCGCCAAAAGGCCGCCGAGATTCGAGTCCTTGCGCAGCAAGTGATTGATGATCCGGGCGCCGTGAGCTGGCAGAAGGCTCGGGCGAGAGGCGAAATCGCTCGCGCAGACAAGCTCGACGAATTGGCCCGGACGCTTGATCTGACCGCCAAGCCCTACGCCGACATGACGCCGGCCGAACAATCGTCCTTCGACGCAGCCAACGGCATCACGCCGGGCCGGCGCGCGGAAGTGGCCAAGCAACTCGACGCACAGAATGCCGCGGCCCCGGCATCCCAACAGCCCGCCGCGTCTCCCGGTGCGGCTGTTGGCCCGGGGGCCGCGGCACCCGCCACCCCCCGCGTCCCGAAGTCGTTCCGCAAGCGGCACAAGGTCAAGACGCGGGTGTTCGACGAGGAAACGGGCGCGCTTGAAGAACAGGAATCCGACGCCGACACCGCCCTCTTGGCGATCCAAGCCGACATCTCCGAACTGCGCGCGTTTCGGCTGTGCCTGACCGGGGGTTGACACATGCCTATCACCGTCCCCCGCAAGGTCGCTCCGATAGCCGAAGCGCAGAAGCCGCTTCCGCCGGCCGCTGCCGCGCTGACCGTGGCCGATGTTGTGGCAATGATGGACGCCAGAGACGCAATGTGGCGCGAGCAAATCTCAGCGCTTGAGAGTGCGTTTGCGTCCGCCATGTCTGCGCTTCCAAAGCCGGCCCCTCGCACAGGGAGCGACATCAAGTTCAAGTACGACGAGCGCGGGATTGTGACCGGCGCTGAAATCATCCCGAAGGAGTGAACCATGCCGAAAAGCACCGACGCCTGCAACCGCGTCTTGAACCTGATGTATTCCGCGACGCCGTGGCCGACCGTGGCCGACAACGCCGCCGCGACGCCGTTGGCAAACACGTATGTGGCGCTGCACGATGCAACGCTGACGCCGGCCACCAACTCGCAAGCCGAGAACGAGTCGGCGTACACCAACTACGCACGGGTGGCCCGCGCAAGATCGACGGGCTACACCGCTGCGGCGGGTGGGTCGATCAACAACGCGGCCCTCATGCAGTTCCCGCAGTCGGGCGCTACCGGCGGCACCCTGCATTCCGTGAGCACAGGCACAACGGTCAGCGGCGCGACCCCGGTGTGGCACTACGGCCCGCTGAATTCGCCCATCACCATCGGCGCAGCGGCCAGCATCACCCCGCAGTTCTTGGCCGGCGCGCTGGTCATCACCGAGACGTGATGTTCGAGCGCTACCCCTACCTCTACAACTGCGCCGAGTGCGGCGCAAAGGTCAAGGTCAAGCCCGAAGGAGTCAAGCGAACATGCAGCCACACGACAGCAGCAATCAACGCCCCGAGGAAAAGCCTGCTGACGGGCGACGGGACGATGAACGGGGTTCCGTACCGGATGCGCCTGGAGTGGCACCTCCGCAAGTTCCTGACGCGGGTAACGGGGCGGTGTGTCTGAGCGCAACCCTTCGCGGTAAGGGCGGGGCTGCGGCGTGAGCGGGTTCCGCAGCGTCGGCGAATATGCTGCTGCTGACGAAGCCGGGCAGTGCTGGCTCACGCAGTTTCGCAAGACCGTTGCCTCGGCCGCGACCACGACGAACGCCTGGATCGACTACAGCTACTTCGCGGGCAGCCCGGCCGCGAACTTCTACGCATCGGCCCCGGTTGTCTCGGCGGTAGTTGAAGCCTCGCGCGGCATCTACGTGCCCACGGTGGCGCCAGCGACTCAACACCTTCAGCGGCTCAACGTGATGACCGCCAACACCGCGACGGCAGTCAACGCGCGCCAGCGGCTGATTCTGTGTGACTACCTGCTCTACTACCCGTTCATCGACACCGATGCCGTTGGCGAACAGCAGGACATGGAGAACACGGTTACCCTGCCGCGCTACACCAGCGGGCGCGTGGTGGCGGTGGCGCAGTCGGCGGCATCGACTATCGGCACCTTCACCTTCACCTACACCAATCAGGACGGCACGGCGGGGCGGGTGAGCCCCACAATCAGAACCTTCGCCGTGGCCGGTGGCGGGCAGATCGTCACCGCGAACGGTGCGGGCGCGAGCTTCAACCCGTACTGCGGGCTGGCGGCGGGCGACTCTGCGGTGCGCTCGATTGAGTCGGTCACGTTCACGGCTGCGGGCGGCGGGCTGATGGCGCTTGTCATCGTCAAGCCGCTGCACAACGGCTACGTCACGCAAGAGTGCCGCACGACGACAGGCGTGGCCTTTGGCGCGGCTGACGAATTCATGTCCGTCATCCACTCTGCCGGCGCACCGCAGATCAAGGATGGCGCGGTGCTTAACTTCTTTGCCGAGGGGACAGCCGGCTCGCTGGCGTCGTCGCAACTCGTCGGCACCATCGAAACACTCTGGAACTGAAAGAACATCATGGGCTGGACCTCACAAGACGACCTCATCACGCAACTGACGGTCAACGGCAAGGGCGATACCGTCACCATGACGAAGACGCTCAACGCCGCCGGTACGGCTGGCTCGTGGACGCTGCTGGCGCCGCACAACGGCTGGCCGATTGCCGGCACCTTCGCGGGCGCGAGCCTGACCTACGTTCCGCTGGATGACACCACGGCGCAGGGCGCGATCTATCACGGCGGCAACGTGTCCACGGCCACCAAGCACTTCCTGACCGCTGGCGGGTGCGTGGTCGCGGCGGCTGGCGCACCCTGGTACATCATGGCGATTGATCTGGTGGGCTACGTGCCGCTGCTGACCACGGACGTATCGACCATAGGCACCAAGACCTGCACGATGACGGCAATCGGGTCAGGCGGTGGCACCGGGGACCGCTATGCAAACGGGCAGGGGCTGCGCCTGTTCCTGGCCGGCTTCACCGCAATGGGCGCCAACGCGCCAACCTGCATCGTCAACTACCTCGACACCGGTGGCGGCGCCGGGGCCACGACCACGTTCACCTCGACGGCATCCATGACCATCGGCGGGGTCTTGAACACTGGCGCAGCCGCGAACAAGTACAACCCGTTTCTTCCGCTCGCCGCGGGCGACACAGGGGTCAGCGACATCGTGTCGGTCGTATGGGCGGGCACCGCGCACGCCTCGGGCTCGGTTGCTGTGTGCTTGGCAAAGCCGCTATGGTGCCTGCCGCTGCCGGCCACGGGCCTTTACAGCAAGATGGATCTCGTCAACGCGCTGCCGTCCATGCGCCAGATCAAGGACGGCGCGAATATCCACTTCTTGCTGTTCCAGACCGGCGCGACCACTTCGGCCGGCACCGTGAACATCGACTTCGACTACGGCTACGGCGGCTGACATGGCCCTGTGCAGCAACGGCGTGACGTTCTTCGGGACAGGCATCCGGCGCTACGGCGCCACTGCCTACTTGAGCGCGTACCCGTCCGCCCAGCACGGCGACATGAGACAAGCCGGCCCGATGCGCAACCTCACGGCCGGCGAAGGGATCACTGACGAGCTTGTCGGGTTGCCCTCGGGCTACCGGCACCCCGCCGCGTGGATGATGCCGCAGAAGCCCGGCGCCATCTCGGCGCGGAACACGCTGATTGGCGCTGGCGCGGCGGCGGCCACCGCGCAGAGCGGATACAACATTGACGCCACCATCGCGGGCTCGGGCACCATCCCCGGCTGCGACATTGGCCTGATCGTGAGCATTGCTGCCGTCCTCACGGCCAGCGGCGGCATCAGCAGCGCCGCGACCGAAGCGCTGGCCGGGCTGGTCGCAACCTTGACCGGCTCGGGGGACGTGACGGCCACGGCCTCGGGGCTGGCGGCGCTCGGCGCGGCTCTGACTGGCGCGGGCAGCGTGAGCGCCGGCAACACCGCGCTTATGGACATCACCGCGACCATCCGGGGCTACAGCGACCTGACGCTCGAAGGCATGCGCGATGCGGTGTGGAGCGCTCAGTCGGTGCTCTACAACGAGGCCGGCACGATGGGCGAGAAGCTGAACAACGCCGCCAGCGCGGGCGACCCGTGGGGCACGGCACTTCCGGGCGCCTACGCCGTTGGCAGCGCGGGCTACATCGTCGGCACGTACCTCGACGCAGCCGTCAGCGCGGGCGGACTGTCGGTTGATGAAGCCGCGCAACTGTTCGACGTGTGGCAGCGACTCGGGCTCGATCCTGACAACCCGATGGTCACAACCGCGACCAGCATCGAAGCCGGCGGAGTGACGCAGGCCATCGACGAGACGGCCGGGCCGACCATCACCGTGACCCGCGCGCTGTGATTACCGCACGCCGTGCCGCACTGCTGGGCCTGACGGTCCCGCTGTCGGCCATCATGACCGCGGTGCTCGGGCTGTGGCCCGAGGAAAATGATGAAGTCGTTGTCGTCCCGCCGTTCAACGGCGACCCCAAGGGCGGGGGAGATGGCCGGCGGCGGGGCGAGCGCAAAGCCGCGCCCCGAAGCGACAAAGCCGACGAGTGGATTGCAGAACAGCGCCGAATCGCGCGGGCGAACAGGCTGGCGATTGCGATAATCGTCGCCATTGCCGAGCGGGAGTTTGCATGAGCAGAGCGGGAACGTGTGTGCTTCGACACTTCGGGAAGAAGTCGCCCATTGCCGCGTATCGGGCGGACATGGAGGCCGACGTTTCCGAGCTTGTCTCCGACGGCATGGAGCAGGATGCCGCATGGCTGCAAGTTGTTGACGCCAAGTTGGCCGAGCTGACGGGCGAGCAAACCAGAATCTCGCAAGAAGTCGCCGACGCCTACGCCAAGACCCCGGCGGGCAAGCCACTTGCCGCGGCCCCGACGACGCAACCGGCGCCAGATGGCGGAACTGCTGCGCCGACGGTGGTCGCGGCACCAGAGAAGCCCCGCATCTTCAAGAGCCGCAAGAACGCCGAAGCCGAGAAGAAGCGCCTGGGCAACGAGAACCGCATCCAGAAGGTCAAGGGCGGCTACGTCCTGCGCAAGAAGACCGACAAGGAACTGGCCGCAGAGGTCAAGGGCAGCGCTCGCCTGAAGCGCGGCAAGGGCGACACCTTGCTTGGCCGGATCGCGCAACTCGGCGGCTTGAACATGGGAGCCAAGGCCGACACCATCGGCCAGGGGAACAAGAACGCTGGCGGGAAGATGGTGTTTCGGGTTGATGGCCGGCGCATCGACGAACTGGCCGGGCTGCTGCACGACGAAGGGTTCATCCCGCAAGACGAGTTCGACGATGACGGCGGCGTGCGCTGGCTTGAGGCGGCGATAGAGGCGGAGGTCGCCGGGCGGCGCACGCACTACAGCCAGAACGACGAAGATTGGATGGAGGCCGCAGTCCGGGCCGCGCAGGGCGAGTCGCCCGACTACGAGGCCAACGGCGTCACCGACGAGGCCCTGGCCGAAGCTGCGTACTTCGAGGCCACGCGCCGCGAACAGGAGGCGGTTGACGCTATCGCTGATGCGGTTTTCGACGCACAATCCGATGACGACGCAATCGAGGCATTCTGGTCCTCGCTCGCCGAAGTTGAAGCCGAGGAACAACGCTATGGGCAAGCCGACTCTGACGCCGAAGATGCAACAAGCGATCGCCAAACTCCGGGCGCTGCCGAAAGCCGAGCGCAGCAAGGTGCTGGCGATGGCGCGGGCGGTGCTGAAGGACAAGCCCGCTACGAAGTAGGGCGATCGCTCACGCGCGAGCAGCGCAAGAAGGTTCTTGGCACTCTGGTCGATGTCTACAAGGCCAAGGGCGCCCCGCGCGAGCAGAAGGGAATCGGCCGCGGCGGCAACGAGCGATACGGCTACGTCCACTCGCCTGAACTGTTCGAGAAGTCGGACATCACCGGCGCGATGGTGCGCTACCACGTCACCCTGCCCGATGGCCGCATCGCGCACCCGAGCGAACTGTTCCCCGACTTCACCCAAGCTCAGATCGACACCGCGCTGATCGAGCAGGCTGCGGCCGAAAAGCAGGACGCGGCCAGCCAAAAGGAAGTCGAGGAACGCGCAGATCGCCGCGGCAAGGACACCGACGCAGCGGCGCGCGCCGACTTTTTCGCCCGAAACGCTGAGGTCAACGCGCGGGCCGCCGATCTTATGGTGCTCACGAAGGGCGGTAAGTTCTTCGCCACCACGGCCGACGATGCCGCGCACATCACGCGACTCAAGCGCGCCGGGTGGGCTGAAGGACTGGCCGAAACCGGGCTGACGCTCGAAGCGCAGACCCCCGCCGATCTACGCGCCAAAGCCGAGCGCGAAGCCGCCGCACTCGAAACCGAAGCCAAGCAGAAAGCCGCCGAACAAAAGCGCCTCGCCAAAGAGGCCGAAGCCCGCGAAGTGAACGACCGCGCCCGGCAGGATGCCAGCGCAGACAACTTCGTGCTCGGGCAGGACGCGAACGATGCGCTGTCGGGGCAGTCGGATATCTTCAGTCAGCCGGCGCCGGTAGCCGAAGAGCCCGCGCCTGCGGAACTCGATGCCATTGACGAGCGCATCGCCGCCGCTGAAGCCGCCGGGGTCACGCTGTCGGTTGAGGACAAGGACAACATCCGCGCGGCGTTGGAAAAGGCCGACGGACTGCGCGCCAAGGCCGGCGGCATCTCGCGCGCCAACGACCCGATGCGCGATTCATTCCCGCTGGGTGGCGGGTTCGGCCGTGGTTCCGAGCGCAGCCGCGACCGCAAGATCGACGCATCGGTGAAGCGCGCCGTCGGGGCCGTGGCCGCGTTCAACAAGGCCGACCAAGCCGAGAAGTACGCCGAGGCGCTGCTGGGTGGCAAGGGCACCGCGGCCGACCTGATGCTCCGGGCGGCGCGCACGCTGGAAACGCGGCGCCTGCTGGTGACGAAGCTGCTGGAGTGGAAGAAGGGCGACAAGATCGGCCCGGTCACGATCGAGCGCATCAACAAGGACCGCGACGGCTACCCGGCGACGTACACGATCTCCGGCGACGGCATCATCAAGGGCGTGATGGACAAGGTGGATGTCGCCCGCGAGATGTTCGGCGGCGACAAGGACGCCTTCAGGAACATGGTCGACGACGTGCTTGGCGGCAAGCCGCCCACGCCCACGCCGCAGCAGCGCCTTGAGGCAACGCGGGCCGAACCGCCGAAGTCCGCGGTGGACGCCTTCAAGGAAATCATGAGCCGGCTGTACGACGGCACGCTGCCGCTCGACGAGTTCAAGGCCGCATTCACGCGCCTGGTGGGCGACGAGGCCGGCACGCGCGCCGCACTCAACGCGATGACGAAGGACGAGTTGATCCGCATGTTCGGCATCCGCCGCGACGACGGGAAGAAGGCCGAGCTTGTCGATACCGCCTACGGCGCGATGCTCAACGGCTTTGCGCTGGGCAAGTCCTACGGCAGCAACAGCTACGTCCTCAGCAGCACCGCGTCAGCCGTCGCGTACAAGGCGCGTCAAGCCGCGGCGCTGCGCGAACTGGTGGCCAACCAGACCGCCGAGGATCTGGCGACGTTCGCCGCCGAGGTCAAGGCCGAGCGCGAGGAACGCGCGTCGAAGCGCGAGGCCATGAAGGCGTCGATCGAGAACCCGAAGACGCTCGACGACTTCAAGCGCTTCATGTCCTACCACCAGCAGGACGGCAAGACGTACAAGGAAGCGCGCTTCATGCTCACGCCCGAGCAGCGCGCGACGTTCGATGAACTGGCGGGCGAGTCCACGCGCAGCAGCCGCAAGCAGACCACCGACGCCGAACGAGCGACGGTTCGCGTCGCCGGGCAGACTGTTGACGGCGACATCATCGCCACCAAGCACACCCGCGACGGGCACGACCTCTACGTGGTGCGCTTGGCCGAACGCGTCAGCGCCGAGGATTACCGCACGCTGCTGGCCGGCGCCAAGCGCATCGGCGGCAACTATTCCAGTTACCGCGGCAATGGTGCCGTGCCGGGCTTTCAGTTCCGTACCCGCGAGCAGGCCGAGGCATTCCGCACGCTGGCCGGCGGCGACAACGCCCCGGCGCAGGAAGCCGCGCAGGAACGCCGCGACGCCTTCGCCGACGACCGCAGCCAGACCGCATCGCAACGCCTGGCGGAGATGGCAGACAGGCTGGAGGAACGCGCCGACGAAAGCCTGTCGCGCGAGCGCAAGACCAACACCCAGCGCCGGGCCGGGCAAGCCGCGAGCGCCGAAGTGAGCGCCAACGCCGAGAAGGCGATGGGCCGGACGATGCGCAACCTGGCCAATGCGATCGACGCTGGCCGCGCGAAGTTCCTCGACCGCGTGCGCCAGAAGGTGCAGGTGGAACTGTTGCAGCGCTTGGTGGCCAACGCCCAAGGCGATTACCTGCGGGCGCGCTACCCGGCCTACATCGACCAGGAAAAGCACAAGGGCGAGCGCCCGACCGGCGAGACGGCCGACTACGCCGACTTCCCCACGTTCACCGCCTACCGCTCCGACCTGGCGAGCCTGGGCCGGCAACTGCTGGAAGTGGACGGGACGAAGCTGTTCGGCCAGCGGCTGATGAAGGTGGCCGACGACGTGACCGATGCCTACCTGACGTTCGCCAAGACCGAGCCGCGCGTGAAGGTGTTCAGTGCGGCCGGCGGCGGCGCGGCAGTGATGCCGACGATGGACGCAGCGAATGCCGCCATCGTGCGCAGCGGCTACAAGGGCAAGGCCATCGCGTTCCAGATCAAGCGCGGGCAGTACGGCGTCATCATGTCGCCAAGCGCGGCCATCGAGCAAGGCATCTGGAAGGGCGACGGCGACAAGCGCATCTCGCTCGACCCGGAGTTCGGCGCCGAGCTGGTGGAGAAGATCGGCCGCGCGAACCGCCGTGGCGCCCGCGTGTCGGTGCCCTGGCAGTTCGAGACGGCGCACGACCGGCGCAAGGCCCTGGCCCGCATGGGCATCGAGACGCCGGCGGAAATGCGCGCCGCGCTGCGCGAGTTCATCGGCTTGCGCGAACAGGCGGCCGAGCCCGACAAGGTGAAGGCGATGGAGCGGGCCATGATCGGCCGCCGCAATGATGGGCTGGACTTCTTCCCTACGCCGGGCGGCACCGCTGACGCGATGATCGAGGCCGCGGCGGTCGAGCCCGGCATGCGCGTGCTGGAACCGAGCGCCGGCATGGGCCACATTGCCGAGCGCCTACGTGCGGCCGGCGTCGAGCCCGAGGTCGGCGAAGTGTCGAATGCCCGCATCGAACTGCTTGAGGCCAAGGGCTTCAACGTGGTGGCGCGCGATTTCCTCGATTTCAACGACGCGAACCAAGATGCCCGCGGGTTCACCTACGGCGACGTGTTCCGCGCGCCGGATGGCACGCTGGGTATTCTGCGTGGCAGCAACGGTCTCGGCGGCGACCGCGTGGGCCTGGCCCCGCTCGACGCGAGCGGCCAGCCCGACATGCGCCGCAGCCGATGGGAAACTTTCGGCGACCTGGAGCCGGTCGAGAAGCGGGGCGTCGGCAGCGGCTACGACCGAATCCTGATGAACCCGCCATTCAGCGACGGCCGCGACATCCAGCACGTTCGCCACGCCTACAGCCTACTGAAGCCGGGCGGGCGCTTGGTGGCGCTGATGGGCGAGTCAGCTTTCACGAACCAGAACAAGCGCGCGGCCGAGTTTCGTGAGTGGCTGGAGTCGGTGGGCGGCACTGAGGAAAAACTGGCCGAAGGCACGTTCAACGACTCGAACCTGCCGGTCAACACCGGCGCGAATGCGCGCATGGTGGTGATCGAGAAGCCGGGAAGCAGGAGCGAACAACTCTCCATTGACGCCGCCCCCGCCAGCGCGCAAGATGCCGCCAATGGACAAGCCCCCGACGACCAGCGAGCCCTCTTCGACATCTTCGCCCGGCGCATTGCCGCCACCTACGGAGGCGCCCGTGCTGGAATGCTTTACGCTCGCCCTGCGGGAAGCGGAGGCGCGGCTGTCAGCGGAAGAACTCTTCAGTCGATTGCAAACGTCGCCAAAGCCATCTTCGGGCATGAAGTCGTCTATGTAGGGTTCAAAGGAACCCCGTTCTTCAATGGCGCCGTCAGCGACGCCATCCCCAACACGATCTTCCTGAACGCGGATTCGCAGCGCCCGCTGCTGGCCGTGCTCGGGCACGAACTGCTGCACAAGCTGCGCGCGTCCGATGAAGTGGCCTACCGCACGCTGGCCAGCCGGTTGAACCGCCTGCTGAAAGGCGAGAGCCGCTACCGCGACAAGCTCGAAGCCGCGTACAGGGCGGCAGGCCTGACACTGCCGATCAACTGGGCCGAAGAACTGCACGCCGACGTGGTGGGCGATTTCTTCACCGACCCGCAGTTCTGGCGCGACATGGCCGGCGAACAGCCCCGGCTGTTCAAGCGCGTGGCCGACGCGGTGCTCAAGTTCCTTGACGACGTTGCGCAGAAGATCGGCAACCTGCGGCCGTTCGGGACGGAACAGTACCTGAAGGACATCAACGACGCCCGCGCCGCGGTGGTCGAGGCGATGCAGGGCTTTAGCAAGTCGCAGGGCGAGGTGGCTTCGGCGGCCGACGCGATCCAGGCCGAGCACTACAGCATCGCCGACAAAAACGGTGGCATCATCCGTGTTGTACCGATCCAATTGGGCGATGGGCCGAACTGGGTTGTCACAAGGAACCTACCAAATGGACAGCACCACCTTGGCTACTTCAAGTCCGAATCCGAAGCCAATGAGGCCGCCGAGCGCGAGCGAGTCGAAGCCAAGCGAGCCGCCGGCCAAGGGTCGCGCTGGTGGGTTCCGAATCCAGCCGAGCCCGTTCAATCAGCGGGTGGAGGCAGGCTCGACAGCCTGGGCCGCGTCAGAGCGCTGAAAGCGACGCTCGACGCGCAAGCGCAGAGCATCAAGACGCGGGCCGACGGCCTGCAACTGGAGCAGATGGCAGACCGCGCCGGGTTCTGCTACAAACTCGCCGCCGAAGCGTCGGCCGCAGGGCTCGGCGATATGGTCATCGGCCGGGCGGACAACGACGGCAGCCCGGAGTGGCATGCCGTTGTGATGCGCGACGGCATGACTTACGACCCGACGTTCGGCAAGTGGTTCGAGCCGGGCATCTATGAAGCTCTCGGGTTCCGCGCGCACACGACGCTGACGCCGCAGGCTGTGCGCGACTACATCTCCACAAGCGGCGGCTTTGCGCCTGATGCGCGGCGGCTGAAGTTGGATGCCGGCGACATTCAATTCAGCATCGCCGACCAGAACATCCGCACCGCTCAAGACCTGATCGACGCGAAGCAGCCCCGCCCGGAGCGCGTCCGGTCCTTCATGAAGTCGGCCAACGACGCTATGCGCAAGTTCGTGCTCGGCGCCTACACCCGCGACCAGATCGCCGACATCTACGGCAAGGAAATTCCCCCGGTCAAGGAGTACGACGACCTGACCCGCGCGATGGAGAACGAGCGCTCGAAGATGGCGAGCGATGCCGACGACCTGTACACCAAGTGGGCGAAGATCAACCCCGAAGTGAACGACCGGCTGGCGAAGGTCATGCTCGAATCGACCGTGGCCGGGGTTCACCCGGACGGCCCATTCTCGACGGAAGCCGAAGCCGGAAGCTGGCGCGAGACGCAACTGCGGCTGGCCAACAAGAAGCGCTCGCAGGACTACGGCCGGCTGCGCAACGAGTTCAAGGCCCTGCCGCCAGAGGCGCAGGCCATGTACAAGCAGGTGCGCGACTTCCACGCTGGAGTTCTGGCGAAGCTGCGCAAGGGGCTGGAGGACCGCATCATGCGTCAGGTGGACGACAGCGCCATCCGCGCCGCCGTGCTCACCAGCATCCGCGAGAAGTTCGACGGCTACCTCGGCGAAGGCCCGTACTTCCCCCTGTCCCGCTTTGGCGACTACCTTGTGATCGCCGAGAAGGGCGATGATCGGTTCGTCGCCAGCTACGCCACGTCCGGGGAATCGGCCGCTGCCGCGCGCCGGCTCAAGGCCGAGGGCTACACCGTCAAGCAGCGCGTCGCCAAGGAGTACAGCCGCGCGATGGATGGCTCTGCCGGGAAGTTCATCGGCGACGTGCTGATGGCCGTGGACAAACTCGACTTTGACGAGGCCGCCGTCGGCACGCGCGACGTGAAGGCGCAGTTGATGGACGACATCAACCAACTCGCCATTGCTGCTTTGCCTGACCTGTCCTATCGCAAGCACTTCATGCACCGCACGGGCACGCCGGGCTTCAGCAACGACGTGATGCGGGGGCTCGCATCAAGCACGTTCCACGCGGCCAGCCACATCGCCCGGTTGAACCACGGCGACAAGATGACTTCGGCGCTGGAGGGGGCCTACACCGCCATCGACAACGCGCCCGAGGGCGACTTCGAGTTGCACACGCAGGTCTTGAACGAGTTGACCAAGCGCCACGAGGCGATGCTGAATCCGAACACGCATCCGATCGCTTCGATGCTGAATCAGGTCGGCTTTGTGATGTACCTCGGCGCGAGCCCGGCAGCCGGGATCATCAACGCCTTGCAGCCCATGATGGTGACGATGCCGTACCTCGGGGCGCGGTACGGGTTCGGCAAGTCGAACGCGACGATGACGAAGGCTTATGCCGACATCTTGGGCGGATCGAAGTTCAACCGCGCGAGCGGCTGGCGCGCGGCCGACAGCAAGAATCTCTCGGCCAGCGAAGTTGCGATGATGAAGCAACTTGAGGACGAGGGCGCCATCGACCTGACGCAGGCGCACGAGTTGGCACAAGCAACGTCGCGCGACACCGGCAACGTCGCCCACACCAAGGCCGCCTTCGCGATGAGCCGGGCGATGAAGATCGTTGCGTGGACGTTCCACATCCCTGAAGTGATGAACCGGCAAGTGACCGCCCTGTCGGCCTACCGGCTGGAGATGCAGAAGTCGGGCGACGACGCGAAGGCCAAAGAGGCGGCGCGGACGGCGATCGACCGCACGCAGTTCAATTACACATCATCAAATCGCGCACGCTACATGCAGGGCAACGTCGCCCGCGTGCTGCTCCAGTTCAAGCAGTACGCGCAGAACATGACGTACCTGCTTGGCCGGGCGGCGCACGAGGCACTGAAGGGCGAGACGCCGGAGGCCCGCAGCATCGCCCGCAAGCAACTTGTGGCGACGATGGGCGTGACGTGGGCCATGGCCGGGGCGCTTGGCCTGCCGGGCATTGGCTCCGTCATGGGCCTGATGGGCATGTTCGTCTCGGCGATGGACGATGACGATGAGCCGTGGGATTGGAAGGTCGAGATGCGCAACGCGCTGGCCGACACGGTGGGCAAGGACGCGGGAGAAGTCATCTCGCACGGCATTCCTCGGGCGTTGATGCCGTGGGATGTGGCAAGCCGCGTGGGCATGGGCGATATGTGGTGGCGCTCCAACGATCGAGAGGGCCAGAACCCCCGCGAAGCGTGGGCGGCAGACATGCAGAACCTGCTGGGGCCGAGCGCGGGGACGATGATGGGCCTCTACACCGCGGCGGACCAGATGGCCCGCGGCAACTGGTCGAAGGCCGTCGAGGCGATGGTGCCGAAGGCGATCCGCGATCCGCTCAAGGCGATCCGCGAAGGCGCTCAAGGGGTGTCGAACTACAACGGCGAGCCCTTGATGGACCTGACCGGCATGGAAACGCTTGGCCGGTTCATCGGCTTCGCCCCCGCGCGCGCTGGCGAGATGTTCGAGGCC